GTAAACATGCGTTCCCAATCTTTTTTATGTTTGTAGTAGTACAACCCATACGTGTAAATAAAACAAGGCAATTTATCTACCAATGGATTGATGTACGTATACCCAATGATAAACTCGTACAATAAATTATCCGAATTGCTTCGTTTGGATGATTTTAACATGGCGTACGTCACCTTCTCCTTTCGTTGATACGGAATTTCATAAATAAATCCACTTCCTGACGACGTTTTAATTCGGCGAGCCATGGCGTGGACGTCTTCAAACGTCGTCAACCCATGAAAATAAGAACGCGCATCGTCTACCTGTACGCCAAGAATCAAACAATTGTCCGGGGTGGGACATTTCGCTCCCTTTTTAAAAGAATTCGTTAGTGTAAGCATCTCTAACTTGACCGTCTTTTTTGGAACGCATTTTTTTGTATATTTACAAAAATAAGGACTGCACTGATCCTTGTTGACATCACAAATGTTTTTATATTTTCGGGTCTTTCCCATATACTCTATCGTTTTAAAATCTTCTTAACTTTTTGATTTTGTCAAAAAGGTCAACTTGATTCATGATTTTTAAGTAACATCGTAAACAAATGACACAATCTTGAAGTGCATTATGTAAATTCATTGCCTTTTCATGAAATAAACAGGTATGTAACTCTTCTAATTTAGGCCACTTTTGTTGAGGAAGATTACATAGCCGTGTGGTAGACATCATCGTACAGTACGTGATTCGCGGAGGAACATAGACCACGTTGTTCCGAAAACATTCCGCTTGTATCATATTCAAATCAAACGATAAATTGTGCCCGACCACCATGTCGGCTTGTTGCATGCAGAGTTTGAAAATTTCATAAATGTCCGTAAATGCAAATCCTTGGGCGGTATTCATTCCCTTGGTGATTCCATGAATGTTGGAATTGTGAATCTCCGCACTGGTTTTAATGAGATAATCATATTCCGTGTATTTGAACGTGGTATCGTCCAACAAAATAAAACTCATTTGAACGATGAACGGCCAAAACTCTACCGTTTCTTTCATTAACTTAATTCCAGGAGGTTTATCGGTCGTTTCAGTATCTATCACTAGGATTTTCATAGTTATAGTGAGTGTTCTTGTTTTAAACCATTTCATTTTATTCTGTTATTGTATGAATATTTTGTTAATCATCCTTGTTTTTTGTGTAGCCATCCTACTTTTAGGAAATGTACCTCCTCAAAAAAATAAAATTCCTAAAAAAAAAGAGACGGGGTACACCTCTCCTACCCAGTACACTTTTGATCGGTCATCGGTGTATGGTGTATACAATTCATTGAATTAAAGTATTCACGTACAATATGGATATGGTATGGGCGTCTTTATTCATTTTCGTCGCAAGTATCATTATCGCTTTACTGTTGTACGTATACATGCCGAAGCAGTGCTCTAAACCGGTTAAGGAATCCCTTGAAAATGAAGTCCCCTACTACAAATCCGCCACTCCATTACGTCCAAATAGCACAGATGACTATAAATATTATAACGGAATCTATTGTATAAAAGGAGATGATGATTGTAAAAAATACGCCTACACCTGTACGGTAGGGGAAGACCCCAATTGTCGCAATTACGATTCAGCAACGGCGGATTGTTACGATAAAAATGGAAAGTACATTTGCGACACGACGTACGACGCGTCCGATTACACGGAGTGGTTGCATGACGTGGCCGGATCGTGTCAAACCATCAGCGGGGAGTACATTTGTAGTGGAAGCGCGTGGGGAAAAAGTGACGAAAAATGGTTGTCCTTTGTAGAACTAGATGACGTAGAGTACACGAACAACCCTTCCTGTGAAGTCGTCAAAGGTGAAATCGTGTGCGATGAGGAAGAGATAGAAGACCGAATTCTGGAAGAAGAGGTGGACGCCAAAAACAATTGTCAAATCGTGGATGGAAACATTGTGTGTGATTACAATCGGTCAGTCTTGTACGATTCTCCAGGCTATGATGTAGACACGGTATTCAAGGGGTACGGGTCGCCGCCTTACGGATTGAATGAATGGGGAGTGTCGTCCATCACCAACAGTATTTTAAGAGAATTGGAGAATGTGAACGCCACACGTTCATCGTACCACACCTTGGATAACCTTCACGAAAAGGATTCATGTAAACTGGTGAATGGGGACATCATGTGTGACTACGCGACGCTACAAAACCTGTACTCGGCAGCCCACCCCACTACCACCGCGTATTCGGATTGGAATCGTAATTTGGAGTCACCTACCACGAATGAAAAAACCAATTCGGATATGTTAACTAAAATTTATAATGCGATTTATCTTCTTGCGTCACGTAATGATTGTAGTCAAGGAATATATGGATGTTGTCCTGATAAAAAAACCGCCAAGACAGATCCAAATGGAAGCAATTGCGCTTCATTGAATGAGGAAGTGAAAAAGTACATTGACATGGAAATTACGAAAACGGCAGAAAAATTAACCCCTCCAGCAAGTTCAACCCTCGCCAACATACAAACGCTTCCCTCCACGCAAGGCACGACCCAGGGCACGACGTCAGGCACGACGACCCAGGGCAACACCACGCAAAGCACTACACAGTCCGGCAGCACGACGAATGGAACGATGGAAAGTGCGTGGGCGGCCATGAGCGGGTCTACTCCCCCTCTAAATCCGACTACCTTTCAAGAGACCGACACCTCTCCCGCCCAAAGGTCCTATACCAGTACCGTATTTTTAGCAGGACCTAAAGGGGGTATGATTGGCAATTGTCCTGAACCCTCCTTTGAATGTAAAAAAGGAAATTGTAAACAAAACAATTTACCCATGCCTTTATTAGCTGACTTTTCTAGTTTTGGAAAGTAAAATTGAAATGTACTTTATCTACACCAAAGGATTAATCATGCTGCATTTAACTCTTGGATGCATGTTTTCCGGTAAAACCACTGCCTTGATTCGCGATGAATCCATCCACCCCGGATTAGTGATTGATTATGACATTTGCCGCAATTCGCACACGCTCGTTAATCATAATCAAGTATCCATTCCGTGCACCACCACAACACGGTTGAGCGACATCAACGTCACCAACCATCAATACATTTACATCAACGAGGCGCAATTCTTCATGGATTTAGTAGAGTTTGTGAAAGACATGCTTCGTTTGAAGAAACACGTCTATGTCTATGGATTGGACGGTGATTTTAAACAAGAGACCTTTGGGAACATACTTGACTTGATTCCCATGAGCGACACGTACACCAAACTCTACGCTCGTTGCTCCGGATGCGATCAACCCGCCTCTTTTTCTAAACGCTTAACTGAGAACGACGAACAATTTAGACCCCACGATGCGTACGTTCCAGTGTGCCGAAGTTGTTTAACCAATTAACATAAAGTTTAAATATATAGATATAGTACATGGCAGAAAAATATACGATGTTTCCAATTGAGGATGCATCGGCATGGCACATGTATAAAAAGCAAGTAGATTGTTTCTGGCGTACGGAAGAAGTAGATTTGTCAAAAGACATGGACCATTGGAATGAATTGACTTCGGATGAGCGTTACTTTATTTCTATGATTCTTTCTTTTTTTGCATCCAGTGATGGGATCGTTCTGGAGAACCTAGCCCTTAGGTTCATGGCAGACGTACAAACGTCAGAAGCAAGAGCTTTTTATGGATTTCAAATTGCGATGGAAAATATTCATTCGGAAATGTATAGCTTGTTGATTGATAAATACATACCCGATCAAGATAAATCCAAAATGTTTCGGGCCATTGAAGAATTTCCTTGCATTCAGAAAAAAGCAGAATGGGCCATTCAATGGATTCAATCGTCGTCGTTGTACGCTTCACGGTTAGTCGCATTTGCTTGTGTAGAAGGCATCTTTTTCTCAGGAGCCTTTTGCAGCATTTATTGGTTGAAAAAGAGGGGCATCATGCCCGGACTCACGTTCAGTAATGAACTCATCAGTCGGGATGAATCCTTGCATACCGATTTTGCCGTCTTGATGTATAAACGGCAACCGCCTTTACCGGAAGAGGTCGTTCACCAAATCGTCCGGGATGCCGTAACAATTGAAAAGGAGTTTATTGTATCTGCCATTCCCTGTAAATTAATTGGAATGAACGCAGACATGATGAGTCAATACATTGAATACATATCGGACCGATTATGTCTTCAATTAGGACATGCGAAGATTTACCATTCCACCAATCCATTTTCATGGATGGAAAGCATCTCTTTAGAAGGAAAGACTAATTTTTTTGAAAAAAGAGTCAGTGAATATGCGTTGGCGACAAAAACAAAAGAGGAGAACATTTTTCAATCCGATTTTTGACGTTTCAGAAAATCCTCCATGTTGCCATATTTGTTGAATTCATTTTTATAAAACGTGGCACGATGGTACTCGGAAGGATATTTGATGTAGTACTTCAATTCATTGGAATAGACTCCCGACGACCATCTTGTCTTTCCATTTGTATTTCTAACAGAGTACATGATATAAGGAAATTCTTTCACCCTGTGAGCGACCTTATTTTGTTCCAAATGAAATTTTATGATTCTTTCTAAATTCCATTTACGATACGGCTTCATTTTCATAAAATATTCATTGGATCGTAATACCATGTTATTGAATATATTTAAATAAGGTACGATTGTATCTTTGGATAACACGACATGTCTATCCGTATATCCGCCATAATATTCACCATCGGGTATCCAAATGGATGTTTCGTCCAACAGTGTCACCTGAGGGTGTGGTAATTGATATATAAAATCACTTCTTGTAATGATAAATCTATCATAGTTTTGGATGACATCATGGTCTATTAAATTTTTCAATAAAAACCATCTAAAAAAAATAAGTATACCTGCTGAACCTGGATGTTGATCCTTTTTATCAAGAACTCCTCCTAAAAAATGATCTTTTATTTTTAAAAATTCTCTCCAATATAATGGTTTTTTATAAGTGTTTATATTTTGTTCGGGTACTAAATCATGGTACCCATGTTGAATACCAAATATACGATTCCTCCATATATGATTATGAAAGCGATCGGTATGGATGACGATTTCATCTTCTTCCATAGTGGTTAGGTCAATCGTATCATACATGGTAATGTTTGTGGTAGAGTGAGGATAGGGTAGTTTTCCATACAAGGCATTTACATTTTCAAGATATTCATATTTGGATTTATCTTGAGATAAGATGTTGTATGCATATTCAAAAGCATCCCCAAAATCATCAGGTTCATCGTATGTAAATTTATATTTGGCGAGTTGATAAAATGGATTGGTATAATCATAATTCGGTTTCACTCCTATACATACACATAAATCAGCGGATAGTTCATCTATGACATTTTTTTTAAAATTATCAAATGTTAATTCATGTGCGCGTGTTTCACTTAACACAATCACTAGAGTTTTAGACATATGATTTCTATATATAATTAAAGAGTAATAAATACACATTCCGATAAATCTGTATTGGTGCTAATAATATTAAATATACCATTTATTATATTTTTTCATGATTTCTATTTTTTCATGACCTACCGTCCCATTAAAATGAATTAAATAGGGTGATATAATGTTATGTGTATACTCATAATAATATTTTCCAGTTGGGAATAACTTTAAAGGTAGTTTTTTAAATTTTAATTTATGTTTAATTGTATTTATATACACTTGGTCGTCCCATCCGACTACATTTCTGTATGGTTGTACCTTGTCAGGATTAAATATATCTCGTGTGGTTTCATTTGATTTAATAAACATGAATCCCGAACATAACATATCCACATGAATACCTTCACTTTGAATTAATAAATCATTATCACCTATGTTACTTAATAAATAATCAAATATATTTTTTTCATAGACAATGTCACCATCTGTGATACAAACATACTCATTTTGTAATAAATGATTATATATAATTTGAAATTTATACCAATTTTTAGTTATAAATTCTTGAGAATTGGTTGCCTCGTTATCATGGATCAATCCACATGAAACGTGTTTATCATTCAGTATAGAATACCCTTCTTCTCCAATACAATATACATGCAATGGTTTTGTATAAACCGGTTTCAATGATTCTAAACAATTCAATGTATAATTAATATACTCGGCATTTGTTAATGTAATAAAATCTATGTTATCGTAATTATCATATGATTGAATAGGTAATTGAGTGTAATGACCGTACAATAGGTCATTATAATGGTTAATCAGTATATCATTATTTTGAGGAATACTTTGTTCTGTTATATAAACCATCGTATAAGGTACATTATATAAAACAGAACATTGCTCGCTGAAACCGCTCCCATGACCGTAATAACTAAAACAATGGGTACGTGACGATTTTGAAAGTATAATATAATCAATAATAGTAGAATATAACTGATTAGAACTACTTATTTTTGCACTATGTTCTGCTTCCATATCTATAAAATGAAAGCCAAATATTTTGTTTAATTTATTTTTTAATAAATTATTATTACTCATCACAATGGTATTATCATTTAATTGAAGTTTAATAATTTCTGTAATTAAATTATAATCTTCAAAAGATGTATTAAATTTGTCATCCGTACAACGAATATGTAATACATTATATTTTTCAAATGGAATTAATTCATTCACTTTATCATAATATTCTTTTTTAAATGTAAACATTGATGTAATCTCGTGTTTAATTTCATTAGATACATATTTATCATAGAATGCGTTAGTAGTGATATAATTAATTTCTTTATCTGATGTTATCATATCATATATCACATTCATAGCGTTATTACCATGAAATACTATAGTTATGTTATCTTGAATAATAGATGGTTCTGTATATGTATTCAAACATTTAGATATGTGATGATGTGATGTATCCATTTTAAAATTAAAATGGTAGCGTTTTGAAAGTTGCGCTAAACAAATAGAACCTCGTAAATAATCTCCTATTCCATTTGTGTAATCTAATACATGTATGATAGTTTTATTGATTGGGGTATCCAAAATTTTAGGACATTCATTTGATATAGATTTCTGGAATCTATCATAAATAGTACATTTACATTCTCCTCGTAGTTGATGTGACTTAATATCTTTGGATTGATGGATTAATACACAATGACATTCTTTAGGATGTATGTTTTTTTTATTAGTTGAATGAATCTGGCGTTCAGTTTTAGGCGGTGTAATGATAAGATTATATTTTTTTTCATGATGTGTTTTAAAAAGAAATGGTTTAAACATAATATATTGAAGATTAAATAATTTTATTTGTATGAACCCTTCTATAATTGATGTGGATACCATTCCTGTAAATCTGTATTGGCACATTTTTATCAATCAAGAAAATCTTCTCCGAGGAATTCAAATCATTCAACGCCAATTTACCAAAATCGTAAACAGTCGCCTCATAGATAGAGTGGCGTCCGTGAATGTTGTGTTTGTAGGAAATGTACCTTTCCCCTGCGAAAACATAAAATCCCATCCCAAGGTACGTATCATTGCGACCATACAGAGGGGGTACGAAGGGGTTACCAGCCATTGTATCAAGCGAGCCTGCGATACCCAAGACCAGGACAGTTTGATTCTGTACCTTCACAATCGCGGAATGTCCCAATTGCCCGACTCGCCGTCGGAAGATTGGACCCTCATGATGGAGTACTTTGTGATTGAACGGTGGGAGCACAGCATCCGCGTGTTGAAGGACAAGTACACGTGTGGGTGCGAATTGTGGGCGCACACCAGTCGGGTGAACCCGAAAGATTTCATTTACCATTATTCTGGAAATTTTTGGTGGAGTCGTAGTGAATACATTAAAAAGATTAACCCGCCGGCATTTGGAAACAGGTACCTTGAATCGGAAGATTGGATACTTCAATTGTGCGAGCATGGGATACCGAAGGAACACTTTGGTATCCTGCACCGAACTTACAAACCGTACACGCGAGGCATCGTGCATAGTTACATTGACCGTTACCCATTCAGCTATTATGCGTCAGGGAATGAAACACCGGATGTGATCTTAGATAAAACCTTGTTTCATGGAGAAGATTGTACGCCCGTATGAAGTACATGGTACACCACCTTAATTTTTATTATATGATAATTTTGAATTAATGGGGTTCAGGCATCCTTACTAAATGGAAAATATTCATCTACTATATGTACCCCAAAATAAAACCGTACGAAGTTCACATGTTACCCGTAGATACGGTAGATGGAAAAGAAGTCAGCCTCTATGTAGAAAGTTCTGGAAATAAAGAGGGTGTCATGGTTCTGTATTTACATGGCGGACCGGGAGATTGCTGTCACCCCAACATTCGCCAATTGTACGACCCTCGGGTGTATAACATTGTCATGTACGACCAACGTGGGTGCGGCAAATCCCTTCCCAAGGGGCATCTTAAAAAGAATACCACGCCTCTTTTATTAGACGACATTGAAAAAATAAGAAAATATAAAGGGTACGATAAAATGGTCGTGTCAGGAGGAAGTTGGGGAAGTTCACTGGCGTTGTTGTACGCCCAAAGGTACCCTCAGCACGTGTGCGGTCTCATTTTACGTGGCGTGTACGATTTGGCACAAGATGCTGTCGTAGATGATATGTTTCCAGAAAATTACCATGAAATGAATGAACTCATTCACTATAAAAAAGGAATGGACCGAAATAAATTAATTTACCATTTTTTATCAACTACAAAATCAAAGACTAGAAAAAACAGAGCCATTCGTATTTTATGCGACACGTCTCCCATGTACGTGAAACGTACCAAACCAAATCCAACCCGAAGTACCCAGTTAGCCATGATTGGAGCATTGTACGAAGCGAATCAATATTTTTTACCGAAAGATGAAATTTATAAAAACATGCATAAAATTAAACACATTCCAACAATGATGGTAGACGGTCGTTTTGATATCGTGACGCCGCCCCGAATCGCCTATCGCTTGTCTAAAATGATGAACCATTGTTCGTTAACCTTTGTAGATGGTGTCGGGCATACGGTGAACGAAAATGCCATTGCTGAAGAGTTAGTGAAATGTTCTGATAAAATGTATAAGTTGTGTAAAAAATGTAATAAATAAAAAATAAGTAGTAACATATGCAGTGGTTATACAACCAATGGTACACTCATCAATATTATAAAATTACGGAAGAGGGGGAACAAGTATCTATTTATGATTCAAAAAAGGCGCATTATATCCTTCACATTAAAAACGAAGGTCAATTATACTATCATTTTATTGTACCTGGAGAGTCGTACGACATTCAGGTACCGTATGAAGTACTGGGGTTATCGGTAGAGTTGGATAGGCCCTATTTGTTACCGTCCAAACAATTTATGATTAAAGGGAATCAAATTGGAAGTACCGTATTTATGAAATGGTTATGTAGATATTATTTAGGAATTCCATTCCGGGAATATTGGGAGGTGCATTGCATTGATGAGGATGCGAACATCTATTCCGGTAACATTTTATATGTGGAGAATACATTAAAAAAAGATATAAAATGAAGTAGACTAAGCATAGTATATGCATCGGTTTTCCGACGCATGGATTTTATGGGCGCACTTGCCTCAAAATTCAGATTGGTCTATTTCAGGGTACCAACAAATCATGAAATTTGACACGGTGGAGCAAGCATGTGCGTTGATGGAGTGTCTCCCTGAAAAATTAATCATGGGATGCATGCTTTTTTTAATGAAAGAGGGGGTGACGCCATTATGGGAAGATGAAGGAAATAAACATGGTGGGTGTTTTTCCTATAAAGTAATTAAAAACATTTCTTCTGTTTGGAGAGATGTTTCTTATAGTATGGTAGGGAATACGTTAACTTCTGATCCATTGTTTAATAAGACCATTACAGGAATATCGTTGTCGCCTAAAAAAAACTTTTGTATTTTAAAAGTATGGATGGGAACGCGTAAATTTAGGGACCCTTCCAAAATAAAATTATTAAAACCGGACGGTTGTATTTTTAAAGAAAATTAATATGCGTATAGTATATGCCAAAATCTAGAAGAATGCGTCAACGTAGAAATAGAAGTAGAAAAGGCGGTTGGCCTGATTGGATGACGCCTTCATATTTTAATGGAAGCACTCAGAATCCTATCGCTCAGCCTCCAGCTCAGCCTCCAGCTCAGAATCCTCCAGCTCAGAACTCATTGCTTAGTTTATTACCCAATTGGGTTTCTAACAAGTCTGCTCCGAATCAACCTCCTCCTGCTAATCAACTCCCTCCGAATCAACCTCCTCCTGTCGCAACGGGAGGCAGACGAAGACGACAAACCCGTAGACAATCACGACTCAGGAAGCGGCGCTAAACACAGCTTGATATCTCCTAAGGATGCGACAGAATACTTTACCACCAAGGGTAAATCATTCTCCAAGTACATTTCTATTTGATTGCATAAATTGGTACATTTAATAAAGTACCCCAAATTCTTTAAACTAAAATTGCCCTGAATGATCTTTTTTGTATTTTGAATGAATTCCATGTTTCCATCGGATTCAGCTCTCCGAACTTCTGCCGTTGCGAACGATCCCTTGCATTTGAAGATAAGCTCGTTCGCGACCGATTTAATTTCAATTCGTTCAGAAATACACGATAAATCACGCACAATTTTTTGAAAATCGCACGAGGGTAAATTAATGATGGAGGAAAAGGTCACGTTCGGAATATCCAACTCTTCTGGATCCGGTTCTATCAATCGCAATTTTTGGATTTTACACTGTTTGATGTCACCATTTTCAAATC